TGCGAACTTACTGTAGAAAAAGAGGAGGAGATATGAGTAAAGATATTGGCGAACAATTTGCCATGATGAATGAGGTGTCGGCTAAGATTTCTCAGAAAACTTTTGACAAGTTTGTTGCAGAGGCAAAGACTGAGTTTGAAAAAGAGCATGACATTGACAAGGTAAATGAATTAAAGTTATATGAATTTTTGACAGCTAAGATTGCTGAGATAATTGATATGCACTATGACGGAGAACTATAATGTCGTGGGTATTGATAGCATTTTTTAACATACCAGTAACAGCAGTTTTACTGGAAGATGTACACGTCTTTGAGTTTCTTTTCAAGACTGAACAAGATTGTGAAAAATTTATTAAAGACAATCGAAAAGGTTTGGAAGAAGTAATTAAAGATGAGTATAAAACATTTGCAAAATCATTTGTGTGTGTCGATGCTGATAGAATTTTAGATGCATTGACTAAGTGATTTAAGGCAGTGTTAACTAGAGAATATAGGGTAGGTCATAAATATAATTATCGTCTGTTAGAGGGCTTGTATGGAGGCGACAGAGGTATTTTATTTCCTACCCTAACCTAAGTTTAACACATACTAATTTAATAATTAACATAAAAATAAATTTGACAGAAACAAAAAAGTATGATACAATCTTTATAACTTTTATAAATATATTATAATAAATATTATTATAATTATATTATAAAACTTTATAAAACTTTATAATAATAATGAGGTAACTATGGAAGATAAAATAAAAACAATAGATGAAGTTGTTGATGAATGGTATGATGAAGCACCAATCATTGATACTGAGTCTGATTCTACAGAGGTTTATAGCTATGACATTTGAACAGTTTGCTAGAGATATGTACTATGAAAATAGAAATGAACGTAGAGAGTATGGCGAAAAACTTTATGATACTTTTGAGGATTACTTTGAAAACAATAAAAGTTTTTTAATGGATATTTATAGGAAACATTATGGCGGTTAAGAAAGAAGTGGGCTTAATTAAGCACGTAAAGAAATCAACTTCACAAGGTTTGGCAGGGCGTGGTAGAAAGGTTAAACAGTCTACCAAGCACATGAATAAACATAAAAGGTTGCAAAGTAAAGTTAGATATAGAGGACAAGGCAGATGATAGAACTATTGATAGTGTTATTAGTATTTATAGGAAGTACCACGTTTGTTTTGTTTGGTTTATCTGGTGGCTTTGAAAAAACTTTTAGTAGAAAAAAGAAATCAGATAAAGAACAAGGCGGTTGGTAATGGCACAAGTACATGAAATGATTTACATGCTGATGACCAATGGCGAGTATATTTATGGAACTAATTTAGATATTGGCAGATATAGTGTGGAACACAACTGCGAATGTCAACGTGAGTTTGACCATGTACCACCATGCAAGTTAGAAGGACAAGGAGGATACTCAGAGGGCTCAAGAGCATTTAAGTATGTAGGTAAAGACCATGACCCAATGACACATTCACATCCACCAAGCAAAGAAGAACTGCACACTGATGCATGGGGTAAAAAAGTATTTAAGAAAACTAATGGTTGGGATTATGAAACAGGAGAATTTATTTATAATGAAAAATGGTAGAGGTAAATTATGTATGACGGATATTTATTAATTTTTTGTATAGTTACATTTACTATCGCAATGGCATTGATATTTATTTTACAACCTAGTGAACCAAAAAAATTTGACAAGCAAGGAATGGTAAAGTATAATGACAATGATTATTAAGGAGGAAGGATGAGCGTAAAACTTACATTTAAAAAAGAAAGCAAAGAACTAGAAACAACTTTAGCAGTTGTTAGAAACTTAATTAATGTTTCTAATAATCAAATTAAATCAGAGCCAAAAGAAAAAATGTGGCAAGAACAACTACATCAATTACATGGTGTTGAGTGCTTGTTAGAATGTGCTGATTTTTATTACGAAGATTGAGGAGAAGCTATGAACATATTTTATTTTAATCACAGCCCAATAACTTCGGCAGAAGCACAGCCAGATAAGATGCTAGTCAAGATGCCACTGGAAACAGCACAGATGTTATGTACAGCACATAGAGAACTGGATGGCGATGAGTATGCAGATGAAGTAGGACTTTACAAACGAGCATACTGGAATCATCCTTGTACTATTTGGGCAAGAGAGTGTAGTCAAAATTATTCATGGCTGTATGCACACTTCCTAGCACTAGGTATGGAGTACACTTTTCGCTATGGAAAAGAACATGCAAGTGTTGTTAAGTTAGAAAGACCTTTAATGCAGTATCCAAAAAATATAAAGCAGGGCGAAATGACACCACTAGCACAAGCTATGCCTGATGAATACAAACACGAAGACCCTATCGTTGCCTATCGTAGATATGTTATTAACGAAAAGCACTATGCCAAGTGGGAGAAAGGCAGGTCAAGACCTAAGTGGTGGAACAAAGATTATGCAGAAGCACTTGCAATTTAATTAAAAGTATGGTATAATGTAGCACTAAATTATGAAAGAACAAAGAGATATATTTTATTCAACAACAAAACAAGTTAACGAAGACGAGTACAAAAGGTTTGTAGATTATGTTTATGATAACTACGAGGAATGGTACGAGCATAAAGTTTGTTATGAAGTTTCTAAAACTAATGGCAACTACTTTGTAACATTGTATGGTAATGAGATTGTCAATTTCAATGACATCTTTTAATTAACATGGTAGCCCTCAATAAAACCTTCCTAACCATGTTGATATGTCTTGCAAAAAGACAAGCGAGTTTGAGGTCTCGAAAAAAACCTCACAGAATTTAAATGTGGTAGTAGAAAGATTGGTACTGCAGAAGAACGTAGGAGAAATAGCCACCTACACTTCTACTGCCATCGCCTAATTTAAAGAGGGAATATGAAAAAACAAAAACAACAAATAGACTACGGCATGTATGCAGAAGATATTAATGGTGTTCTGTATTATAATGCTCCAGATTATCAGTTTGCATTGACTGATGAAAAGTACCACAACTATGCAACTTTAGTTGTTAATTCTAAACACATAAAGATAACTAAAAATAATACTGAGTTATCAGCTAAAGATTTAAAAGAACATATTATCAATGAGTGGTTTGCAGAAGAAAACGAAATGACCAAGCAAAAAAATAATGCTAAACGAAAAGAAAAAAGACTTGCAATTTAAATATACTTGTGGTATAATGTGCAAAGTAATTAAAATAATTTATATATAAAGGAGTAAAACTATGTATGAATATGTAGAAGGCGAGGCGATGTATCCACACATCACTACACCTAACACGAGGTTTCAACCTCACAAGTATGTCATTACAGTTTTAACTGATGACAGCACTGCTTCTGATTTAGAAGCGAAAGGTATCTCTCAAGTTAGAGATAGAAGTGGGCAACCTAAGTTTGATAAACCTGCTTTTTCTTTTAGTAGAAAAGTAGAAGTTGCAGGTCGTATCAATGAAGCACCAAAGCTAATTGATAATGACGGCAACCCTATGGATGTTGCAGTTGGTAATGGCTCTAAAGTTAAGGTTAAAATTAAACCTTACAAGAATGACTATGGAACTTTTGCTGAATTGATTGCAGTTAAAGTTGTAGAGTTAGTTGAGTACGCTGAACAATCAGCAGACAACGAGGAGTTTTAATATGATTATAAGTGTTAAAAAAGATGATGGAGATATTTCCTATGATGTTAATAATATTTCTGACCAAGCTAAACAAGGCGAAGCCAGAGTTATTATTACCAAAGTAGGAACTCTTGAAACTATGTTGGAAGCAATTAACTTTGCAAGTGCTACACATAGAGCTAATCTTGAAAAGCTTTTAGAAGGCTGTGAAGAAGCTCTTATAGAGAGTGCTCCAACTGAGGAAGTATCCGAAACAAAAGTTATCGAAGAAGATACTAAAGATAAATAATAATTAGTGAGGGCTAATATGACAAGCACTTGGGATAAGGTGCACCAACCGTGTCCTATCTGTAATAGCAGTGATGCAGTTGGTGTTAATGAAGATGGGTCAGCTAAATGTTTTAGTTGCGATACCTTCATGCCTAACTATAAAGAAAGTTGCGAAGGAAAAAATATGGAAGTAAAACAAGATAATACATTTAAACAACCTGATGATTTATCAGTCGGTGCTTTTTCAGCATTGACTGATAGAAAAATATCACAAGCTACCGCTCAGAAGTATGGAGTAAAAGTTGTCCATGACTTACAAGGCAAGGTAGTAAAGCACATGTATCCATTTTATAATGGACATGAGTTAGCTTCAACCAAAGAAAGAAACGTACCTAATAAACAATTCTTTTGGAATGGTTCGCTAGATGATACTGGTTTGTTTGGACAACAACTTTTCAAGAGTGGCAAGTATGTAACTTTAACCGAAGGCGAGTGTGATGCTATGGCTGCCTATGAATTATTAGGTAGTAAGTGGGCAGTTGTCTCTATTAAACGAGGTGCAGCAGGTGCGGTTCGTGATGTTAAAGATAGTCTTGAATTTCTTGAAGGATTTGAAAATGTCATCATTGCATTTGATAATGATAAAGCAGGTAAGGAAGCGGCTAGAAAAGTTGCAAGGTTATTTAAACCAAGCAAAGCTAAAATACTTTCTTTACCTAACGGCTACAAAGACCCTAATGATATGCTCCGAAACAACAAGCACAAAGAGTTTGTTGAAGCATGGTGGTCAGCTAAAACCTATACACCTTCTGGTGTCTTAAATGTTTCTGAACAAAGAGACAAGTACCACACTAGAGAAAAGAAAAACAGCGTACCTTATCCATGGCAAGGATTGAATGACAAGTTGTATGGACTACGACAAGGAGAACTGGTAACGCTTACTGGTGGAACTGGTCTTGGTAAGTCTTCTGTAACAAGAGAGTTAGAACACTGGCTCATCAAAAGCACCAAAGATAATGTCGGTGTGATTGCTCTTGAAGAAGATTGGCGAAGAACTATTGATGGTATTATATCTATCGAAGCTAATGCTAGATTATATATAGACCAAGAACGAGAAAAGTTTACACCAGAACAACTTGATAAATTCTTTGATGTCTTGTATGATGGCGAGAACAAGAACAGAGTTTGGGTTCATGCTCACTTTGGCACGAATGATATTGATGAGATATTTTCCAAGCTTAGATTTATGATTATTGGTTGTGAATGTAAATGGGTTGTAGTTGACCACTTACACATGTTAGTGAGTGCAGTATCAGAAGGCGATGAACGTAGAGCTATTGATAATATTATGACTAGACTCAGAAGTATAGTTGAAGAAACCGGTGCAGGTATAATCTTAGTATCACACTTGAGAAGAGTTGACGGTAATAAAGGACATGAGAACGGTATTGAAGTAAACCTATCTCACTTGAGAGGTTCACAGAGTATTGCTCAACTATCTGATTGTGTCTTAGCATTAGAAAGAAATCAACAGTCTGATGATGGCGATGAATCTCGTACTACAAAAGTTCGTGTTCTTAAATCAAGATACACTGGCGATGTTGGCATGGCAACACACTTGCTTTATGATTCTAAAAGTGGTAGACTATCAGAGGTAGATATATCTGACATTCAAGTTGATGAAGATGAACACGGATTTTAATTATGGATTTAGTATTTGACATAGAGACAGACGATTTAAAAGCCACTAAGGTTTGGTGTATCGTTGCTCAAGATGTAGACACAAATGAAATATTTAAGTTTCCACCTAGTAAACTTGATGATGGTGTAAAACTTTTACAATCAGCAGATAGATTGATTGGACATAATATCATTGGCTTTGATATACCAATGATTAAAAAGTTTTTTAATGTAGACTTAACTAGTAAAGAACTTCTTGATACTTTAGTTTTATCAAGACTCTTTAACCCTACTCGTGAAGGTGGACATTCACTAGAAAAGTGGGGATATAAATTAGGATTTAAAAAGATTGAGTTTGAAGATTATCAAAACTATTCAGCAGACATGTTGAACTATTGTGTTCGTGATGTTCAACTTAATACTTTAGTTTACAAAGAACTTAAAAAAGAAGCTAGAGGCTTTTCTAAAGACTCAGTTTGTTTAGAACATTCTGTTTCTGATATAATGAAACAACAAGAGGTAAATGGATTTAAGTTTGATGAGAGAAGTGCTAATTTATTACTAGCAGAGCTACGAGAACAAATGCAATCTATTGAAGATGAAGTACATAAAACATTTCAACCTCGTTTAGTTGACGATAAATTAGTTAAGCCTTATATTAAAAAAGATGGAACTCTATCTAAAAGAGGACTTACTGATGATGAGTATCAAAGATGTTTAGATAGCTCTGACTATCGACCATTTATGAGACAAACTTTACAAGAGTTTAATCTTGGTAGTCGTAAACAGATTGGTGAATACCTAACAGACTTTGGTTGGAAGCCAGAAAGATTTACACCTACCGGTCAGCCTATTGTAGATGAGAAAACTTTATCACAGATAACTCACATTCACGAGGCTAATCTTATAGCTAGATTTTTATTACTGCAAAAGAGAATTGCACAGATAGAGTCTTGGTTAGAGGCATTACAAGATGACGGTAGAGTTCACGGCTTTGTCATTCCTAATGGTACTATTACTGGTAGAATGACACATAGAAATCCTAACATGGCACAAGTTCCAAGTATCAATAGCGAATATGGTAAGGAGTGTCGTGCTTGTTGGATTGTTGACGAAGGAAATAAATTAGTTGGTATTGATGCTAGTGGTCTTGAGATAAGAATGTTAGCACATTACATGGATGATAAGGAGTTTATAAATGAAATCATTAACGGAGACATACACACCTCTAATCAAAAACTTGCAGGACTTGAATCAAGAGATAAGGCAAAGACTTTCATCTATGCCCTCATGTACGGAGCAGGAGACGAAAAACTTGGCAAGGTGGTTGGTGGAAATACAACAGATGGTAAAAGAGCTAGACAGTATTTCTTTGATAATAAACCAGAATTTAAATCTCTTAGAGATAGAGTGCAAAGAGCAGCAGCTAAGAAGTACCTCAAGGGTATAGACGGTAGAAAGCTTTACATTAGAAACAATCATGCTGCTCTAAATACTTTATTACAAGGAGCAGGTGCTATCGTTATGAAGAAAGCATTATCTTTATTAGATAACAAACTAAAATTAAATACTATTGACTATAAGTTTGTTGCGAATATACATGACGAATGGCAAGTTGAAGTGAGGGAATCTCAAGCAGACTTTGTAGGACTTCGTGCAGTCGAAGCTATAATAGAAGCAGGAGAATATTTTAATCTTCGTTGTCCTTTAGATGGCGAATACAAAGTAGGAGATAATTGGAGTGAAACACATTAAACCAAATGAT